AATCTCATCAGGGAAAGCAAAGTTAATTCCCATTTTGAACTCAGAAACAAAACGAACTTGGTCTGCTTCCTTAGCGTAGAAGATTTCAAATCTTTCCTCTTCGTTCAAAAGGTCTGTACCGATGAAGAAGTTAGAAATCCTTGCAGCAACGATGTCATTTGTACCATTCAAACCTTGTACTGCGATTACACGCACGTTTGTACCTGGAAGGAAAAACTGACCATTTGCAGCCTCATCGTATTTGTAATGGAACAAGTTAGAAGACTTCAACTTTACAGTGTAGGTCCTAAATGTGTCCATACCGCAGAAGATAACCATATCATCCTTGTCAACTACTTGAGCAGGAATTGCTTTGTAGATATCATCAAAAATGCTAACTACGTTTGCATCGGTAATGGCGGTTTCAACTACTCCGTGAAGTGCTACGCTATTGGCATTTACAACTGATGCACCTGCTGAAGTAATCAAAGAAATCAAACCTGTAAACTTGTTCAAGTTTACGTCAACGCTTGATGTGTTACCTTGCCAAAGTGCTTTCTCAAGTTGAGAAGAGATTTTCTCTGTTTTACGCTTAGAATACTCTTCAGCATAAATCATTGAATCATACATAGAACCAGCAGGAAGTGCTTTCTGCAAGTACTTTGCTTCAAGGTCTTTCAAGCACAATGCTTCGTTAACCTTAATTTTTCCAACTGTTACAGTCCTTTGTGTGAAAGAAGTCAGACCTGATGCGTTGAATCCGCAAGATGAACCATCTTGGAAAATAGCATCTGTGTCCATGATGTTGATGGTTTCGGCAGACTTAACACCTACCATCACGTTACCTTGCTCTTTAATTAAAGAGGCGGTTTTGCTACCAAGTACAGAAGAGGCAACAAGTACTCATTTTATTTAATTTTTATTGTTTGAGAAATTTTTACTTAATTGACTTTGCGAAATCAAGGAATCTGCTAATCTTATCTTCCTTTTTTTCAATGTGCTGATTAAACTTTTCTTTCGGTGCTTCAGTTGCATTTGCAGATGGTGTGTTCAAAAGTTGAACCAAAACATCAGAAATGTCACTCATGCCCTTGCTAAACTTTGCTTCTTGAGAGGCAAGTTTGGCATCGTATGCCATCTTAATCTCATCCAGTTGCTTCTGCATCTCTTCAATCTTCTTCTTCATCATGTCCTCTTCTACCTTCTTAGATTCAACAGAAATCTCAACTTCGGGAACTTCAGGGAGTTCAACTTCAGGGACTTTAATTGCGGTGATGATTGAGTTCTCATCAAGAGTAATTACAGAACCATCAATCAACTCATGGTCACCAACAGGAGCAGGAACTTCGTTTCCACCCTCATCTACAAGAGTAACCTTACCACCAACTTCAAACTTATCAATCATAACCTTTGCACCACTCTTTAGCGTATATTCCGCCATAGATTGAAGAGGCATTGCAGATGGCAATTCTCCTGCTTCTGCAAACATTTGTTTAATCTTATTGATTGCTTCTAAAGTAGTCATCATAACTTTTAGCAATAAATAGTGAGCATTTACCAATGTACCATATACAAAAAAAGGCAGGTGTGGAAACACCCGCCGTAATCAAATTAATTTATGGTACTAATCTTAACTAACCATAGATAGCACTTTTAGGACATTTTCCCAAAGTTGCTCAATCTTTTTATCACCAGTCTTTCTGTAATTAAATTGACCTTCTACGGAGAATCCTCTTACATTCCCTGCCTTAATCTCTGCCCATACTTCGGGATTGTCTACCTTAAAAGAACCGAACCAAGACCCATCGGGTACATCCTCAAATCCTTTCATCGGGTAGATTCCCCTAACCTTGTCGCTGATAAATGATTCAAACATTGTCACACCTTCAACGGATTGACCCGAATCGTGCATCAAGTTTACGTTTGCTTGATATCCTTTTTTAAAATACCTCTGTGCAATCTTTTTTATCGTTTCCTTTGTAAAGACTACATAATATTCCCCGTTGTGGTCATTTCGGTAAATAGGAGTATCTGCTAACATTAATGGACCGCTAATGATTTCTTGCGATTGTTTCACGTGAAATCGGTTCTCCCTTTGCGATTTGGTTTGCCCTTATCTTTCCAACCTCCGTGCCACATTCTCCCCATCCGTTTTTCTCTGCCCAATCCAATGCCCTCTGTGCGTTGTTCTTTGCACTTTCGGGATAGTCTGTGTAGGATTCAGCAAACTCATCTTCAGTAAAGGCAAGGAAGGACCGCTCTATGGCAGGTCTATCAACTAAACTAATGACATCCACTTCCACATCATCTTCAAGGTCATTGGTTATTTCTAAGTTAAAAATTGGTATATTCTTTTCCATTTTTGTATTTTTTATAAACTATTGTTACCCAAGTCTTGCTGCTCGGTTTATTCTTATTATCTTTTCTTGTTGGTTAGTGATGTCAGATTCCACAACGTATGCTCTACCTGCTGCTGACCCCATTTGGTTAATGGATTGCTGACTTAATGAGGTAACTGTGTTTTGAATTGGTGCAGATGGTGAGATTGGTGCAGCAGACATTGACATTGAACCACCTCCCGAATCGGCAACATTCCCAGTGCCTTTTGCTGATGGTATCTTGGTACTAATAATCTTTTTTACGTTTATCAATCCTGCTGCAATGGTCGCTGCTGCTGCCACAGGTCCAAAGATACCTCCTTGTGCTAATGCCTTAGATGCACCCTGGTAAGTGTTTATGATTGCTTGAGTTACCGCAATCGCCTTACCTGCTGCACTATTTTGGTCTACAAGACCGCCAATGATAGACAAGGATTGAGATGCAAGATTTAATTGAGCATCAAATTTTTCTTGCTCAAGTTTCTTTTCGTAATCCGTTAATTGCTTCTTAGCATCTGCTTGTTGTTGAGCAGTTACCAATATGGCATCAGAAACACCCTTTGCAACCACTTGCGTTTGAATAAGTGCATCCTTTCCTGCTGCGGTTATGCCTAAAACTTGAGTCTTTGTAAGATTCGCAGCAAGTTCTTTTTCTCTTCTAATTAACTCTTGACCTTCTTTAAAATCCTTTTCCCGTTGTATGTTTTCTTTTTGCTCTTGTGTTAATTCCGCTTTTTTTACTTTTTTTGATGCTTCAATTCTATCTGCATCTGCTTTTGCTATCTCTCTATTTGCTTTTTCCCTTGCTTGTTTAATGAAAGCAATTTTTTGTACTTCTGATAATTGCTCATCATTTTTAAACTCATTTTGCTTTTTTAAAAATTCAATGTTTGCTTTTATTTTACGTTGCGTGTATTCATCGTATTTATCGCCATTTAGTTCAAGAAATCTCTCGCTATTCTTAATTGCCTTATTATTATCTTCTATAAGTTTTGCAGTTGCCCTTCCTGCCTCTGTTGTTATTCCAACAAAATCGGTTACTTTATTTACAAGGTTACCTACAAAGTCGGCAAGTTTGCCAAGACCAGGGATGAAGTTAAGGACTACTTTTTTAACTGTTTCAAAGTTGGCAATCAATAAACCAAGACCAACTACTAATGCACCTATCCCAGTAGATATAATAGCACTACGAAGCGTTCCAAAGGCATTAGAAACGCCTGTCTTTACAACCGCACCTAATTGCTTGAATGAGTCTATGCTCTCGCCAACCGCCTGTAAACCCTGCGACAATGCTAAAGCAGATTGAACCTTTAACAATGTTTTCTCAACTGCTTCTGCTTGATTTCCGAACAATCCAACTGCACCTTGCAAGGCAGCGAATCCACCTGCAACACCCGACAAAGATGCCGTTAATGCTTTGAACTTTGCATCAGGATTAAATGCATCCGTTAATGCTTTCGCATCACCGATGGCATCCTTTAATTGTGCTGCCTTCTTTGCTGCATTGATTGCTTCTTTTGATGTCGCACCGAACTTTTCAGACAATGCCGTGACTTCATTCTGTGCTTCCCTAAGTTGCTTCTTTAATGAACCAACCGATTTACCTACATCACTCGCATCAACTTGGACCTTGATGCCAATTATTTCTTCTGCCATATTAAACGTATGTTAATTCAATTACCTTAAGAAGTTCCACCTTTGTCACGTTAAAGTCCATAGGGTTATAATCCAAGACTTTATTCAACCGCCAAAGTGAACCATCAATGTATATCAGTTTGCTAAAATCAAGGTTATAAATGTCCACCTCATTCAACTTTAATGAACAGGTGAGCAACTTGCTATCCTTATCGGTTATCTCTGCAATGTACTCGGACCAATACCCATTAAACAGATTCGCTGCGGTTACCGATGATGCATTATAAAATAGTTCCTTAGTTGCTCCCCAATTAATATCCGATTGTGGGTTATATGGGTCATCAAAGTGTCCTGCATATCCGTATGCGGTGTATGTATCATGACCCGATGTATGGTTAAGTTTCCAAGATGCCCTACCCGTTATCTTCTTTGCTTGAAGGATTCTAATAACGGAATCCATCTTATCTTCTTTCGTGTTCTCGTTGGATAGTTTATAAATGACAGAATAAATCTTATCGGTTCCAGTCTTTTCATAAAGTATGGTAGATGCAAAAATCAACTCGGTGCTATCAACTTCCTTAACAAACTCATTCTCACTATCATAAATCAAATCACCATATCCCTCATTGTACTTCTTTCGGTAGTTCTCCGCATAAAAGTCATTGTCTTGCTTGTACTTGTAATCGTAATAACGTGCAGTAAACTCACTCATCGGTTTCAACCTCATAACACTTCCTCGGTCCACTTTGTCGGTCCAGTCTATCTTAGTGCCATCGTAAAAGTCAATAAATGGTTTTATAATAAGTTTCTTCTCTACCAACTTGTCTTCATAAACATAGAGGTTAAACATCTTGACAATGGATGCAAAGAAATCTTTTTGGAAGATTCCCTTAGGTATTGTATCGTTTACTACAATAGTATCTCCATAACTTATATTTACTTGCTCAATTAAATCTGTTCCCACCAATATTGTATCTCCAGTTATGTCATAACCAAATCCACCTCCTGCATCCGATATAACAAAAATATCAAAGAAGTCTGTGTTTGTTACAGAAATATTGTTTACGGACAAATCGGCAGTAAATATGTAATCAAATGTGTTTGGAACATAACCTTGAGATGCAATGTTTACCCCGTTTTTTCTCAATGCAATATCAAAGAAAGTGGTATTCGGGTCAATGATTGCACCGCTAACAACCACTTGGAAATTGATTGTTGTAGTGGTTGCACTATTGTAAGTGAAAGTATTATTTGCAACATTAACAAGGAATGGTCCAAGTTGTGTTGCAGTAAATTCAACTTTTGATGCTATTGGATAGTTTGCATTGTTCGGAGTTGCGATGAATTGAGTTGTATCATTTTTTGTTAATGTCTTTTGATTGTTAGGTATTACCAACCGATTCATTAATGCCGTACTAAGTAAAGGGAAATCATAGGTGTAACCCGACCCATCAAGTATCTTAGTTAGGTATTGCTTAACAAACAAAGCAGGTCGGAAGGCATCAAAAGAAAAGTCTACTTTATTAGTTGATACTACCCCGTTATCAATGAGAGGATAGTAAACACCTGTCCCGCTAATGTTATCCCAACTATTTGCAATCGTGGTAGCGTTCCACGTTTGGTCCGCAATCCCAAAGTTAATGTCTTCTAACTTACTATTTCCAAGTGCGTTGATAAAACCACCTAACTCACCGAACACACAAACTTCATACTCAATGCTTCTATCATCAATGATGATTTCAAGCATCCTAAGTACACCCTTAAATATTTGTATCTTATCTACCAAGATAATACATGGAACCGACTTGGTTGCATTGAAGTTGTAACCCACATTTGGGATTGCTGGATTGTATAAATTGGAGTTTCCGAACTCAAATATATTACCGAATAACTTATTATTTGTTTCATTGCCAGGGAGGATTATGGTTTTACTAAATGAGGTGTTCCTTGTTGCAAAGTCTTGAATCTCATCTATTGCATAGGTAAACTCTGCGGAGATTTCCTTTGTCAAGTCAAGTCTGTAATTATCAATGTATATCTCAGTCCTCATCGGAATTGACTATATTTTTTATTGGCAATCTGCACATCAAGTTCAAGATTGAACATCTTATCTGCTATCCTCTTTTTCTCTTCCCAATTACTTGTCATAGTGACCACGGGATAATAGTACCCTCCTTGCTCAAAGTAGACCTCGGGTGATTGGATTAACTCTGCCAACCAGTTGTAATCTTTTACATTTAAGTAATTACTTCTCAGTTTATACATTGTGGTATGCTCAACCACATACTTGGTTGCACCTGGGTTGATTCTATTATAATCATCATAGGACCGCATTGCGGTAGCAGAAGCGTTGTACCTATATTTACTGCCTTCGTACTGCTTTGATTCCACGTTCCTTGCTTCTTTGTTTACCAATCTGAAGTGCATTGTATCGTAACCTCCTAACTGATTTAGGAAGTGCAATGCTATTGGTGAGTAGTTAGGATTGCAAACAAGTTTAACCCTTACCTCATCCCCGAATCCTACCCCATTGTGCAATTTAATGCCGTATGAGTATGCAGATTGTGGGATTACTGTTGAACCATACCAGTCATTGATGGCAGTTGGTGAGATATCAAGCAGACTAAATGATTCCTGTGGGTCTATTGCGGTTGTTAAAGCACTTCCGCTTGTAGTCCCGTTCTCGTTGTAAAGTTGCACCGATGGGTAGACATTTGTAGTCACACCACTTGCAAACATATAACCGATATGCAACTTATCGGTAAATGCACATTCCACATTGCTCAAATCCCTATTTGTCAACCATTCATTAATATATGACTTGAAATAGGTAGGAGATTGAGCAGGATTATAAAAGTCGGGATAATAGAAATTGAATGCTACATAGGTCTGCTCAAGGAGATTGGTGTAGGTAGTTCCTCCATACTCTTCCCCATATTTTATGGTGTATTGCTTATAAATATTATCATTTGAACCACTAAATAGGGTAGTCGCAGGATTCGGTATGAAATAAGATTGAGCATAGTTACGCATAATGTTTCCTGCGTTAAATATACCCTTCGTGCTTGTAACATCAGGGAACTGCTTAATTCTTGCTACCAAGACCGCATCTACATAAACATCAAAGACATACTTAAAATTGCTTGATGCCTTGTTTGTGCTATCCACCACGAACCAAAGGTCATCGTGAAGGGATGCGTATTGTTCGGGTATTGAATTTACTGTTATTGCCATAATTACTTGTTCTCTTCATTAATTAGCGAAGCAGCCTGTTTTATGTACAACCTCACATCTCCCCCAACTGCTTCTGCCATCTTGTTATAAAATTGGTCATTAAATACCTGAGTAATGGCATCATCAAAGAATCCAGTCCTCGGTAAACCTCTTTGCTTTATCTTCCGTGCTATTAGGTAAGCAGTGGTCCTGCCAGTGTTTAATTCGGAAACCGACTTTCTTTTCCTTTGCAGACCCGAAAGGTTATACCTTTGGTCTTCCCTTCTTGCTAACTTTGAGTTTCTT